CAGATATTGAGATAGAGGAAACAGCGATAAACCCCACCCAAGCGGTAGCCTCAGCCGACTAATAGTCGAACTAGCTATCGCAACACAGATCCCTATGCAGTATTGGGATACGGCAGAGGATATTGCAACGGCATTAGAGATACTTAAGGAGCGTAATGGCAGACGTTAAAGTTACCTATGACAAAGCCGACCTACGCCAAATTACGCGATCGTTTAAGGCTATGGAACAAGAAGCCTACGAACAAACTCAAAAATTATCAGGCGAACTTGCTGAGTATGCTGCTAATCAAATCAAAATTGCAGCTAGACGTATGCCAAGGTATCTTAAGGGTTCAGAAAGAATTGCTGACGGTGTTCGTATTGCTAAGTCAAGCAAAATTGGCGAGTTTAAGTATGGCTTTGCTAGTCAAAAATTAAGTGGTGGCGGAGATACTAGAGATATTCTTTATGGTTTAGAGTTTGGTTCTAAACGGTATGCACAATTCCCACGCAGAGGCCCACAGACTGGTCGCGGCAGTCGTGGTTATTTTATCTACCAAACATTAAGAAAAGAACAGCCTGAACTTATTGACAAATGGGAAAAAGGTTTTAAGCAGATTATGGATAAATACTAATGGCTACTAATCGTACTCTTAAGTTATCTATCCTTGCTGATACAGCAGATCTTGTTAAAGGCTTAAATAAAGCCCAGGACGAAACCGAAAAAAGCAGCAGTCGTATTGGTAGTGCCTTTGCAGCCGTTGGTAAAGCAGCTGCGGTTGCTGGTGCTGCCGTTGCAGCTTATGGAGTTAAGTTAGCCGTAGACGGCGTTAAAGCGGCTATTGAGGACGAACAAGCCCAAGTCAAGTTAGCAGGATCTTTAGAGCGTGTTACTGGTGCTACCAAAGATCAGATAGCAGCTGTCGAGGAACAGATATTAAAGACCTCACTTGCTACTGGTGTAGCTGATGATGAATTACGTCCAGCCTTAGATCGTTTGACTAGATCAACTAAAAACGTAGATCAGTCACAAAAGTTATTAAACCTTGCTTTAGACATTAGTCGTGGTAGCGGTAAGAGTCTGGAATCTGTTACTAACGCCCTATCTAAATCCTTTGAGGGTCAGAACACAGCTCTAGGTAAACTAGGTGTTGGTATCTCAGCTGCACAATTAAAGACTATGAGCTTTGATGACATAACTAAGCAACTAGCTAATACCTTTGAGGGTGCTGCTGCTGAATCTGCTGAAACCTTTGCCGGCAAAACAGCCAGGTTACAGGTTGCCTTTGATGAGGCTAAAGAATCAGTAGGCGCAGCTTTATTGCCAATCTTGACTCGTTTGTTTGACTTTATCAACGAGTATTTAGTGCCAATCTTTGATCGCTTTAGTGGTGATACATCTGCTCTTGGTAATAACATTAAGAACTTCTTAACACCTATTCTAAACACTTTGCGGTCTGCTTATGAAAAGATCAGCACAGCAGTTAAAGAAAACGCTGACGAATATCGTCCACTAATTGATCTGCTTAAATCTTTGGCTAGTTTCGTTAAAGGCACAGTAGCCCCGATATTGGTTGATGTATTAGGTGCAGCCTTTAAAGGCATAGTCAATACAGTTACCTTTTTAATTGACAAGATAGGCGATTTAATCCAATTGTTTGCTAGATTAGGTACTGCTATTAAAAACTCACCACTAGGTAAACTAGGTGCTGGTATTGCAGACATATTTACAGGTGGACGCAAAAGCGGATTAAGCATAAATGAATTAGAGAGTGGATCTGCTCGCGGTGGCTTAGTATCTCAATCGTTTACTGATCAGTTAGCAGAATCTTTAGCAGCTCCCGTTGCAGGTGTTTTATCACCGATTACAGAGGAGTTTAAGCGTAATGTCATTGGTCTAGTACCTGGCAATCCTAACGGCGTAAACAATGCTTGGATCGAATCTCTTAAAGACTCAGTAGGCTTTTTAATGGGTCAAGAAGGTGGGTTTGGTTTATTTAATGCACAGGGTCAATTAACAGGCGGTAGTAATCCTGGCGGTATTCGCAACATACCTGGATCTGTAACTATCAACGTTAATGCACCTAGCGTCATTGACGAGGAAGGCTTTGCTAGGGCAGTTGGTCAAGCCCTTAGCAATTCGTCAGCTAGAGCAGGCACAGTAGAGATTACGCCTCAGTTCTCGGCGGTCTAATGCCAGCCTACACACCTAATCCAGCCGTCTTAATTGACGGAGTAACTTACACAGGCGACACGCTTAATGGTGTAAGCATTACTACTGGGCGCACAAGTGTTGATGAACAGCCACGCGCAGGATATTGCACAATTACTTTAATTACGTTTGACAATGATATTCCAGTAGTTGAGATAGATCACGCAGTACAAGTAGAGATAGACGATACAACTGGTAATCCAACAATTATCTTTGCTGGCTTTGTGTCAGATGTTGAACGCAGTATTCAGTCTTTTGGATCAGTTGGGTTTGTTAGTACTACACGCATTACAGGTGTTGGATCACTAGCCAGGTTGAATAGGCGCTTAGTTGGCGGTAGCGGATTTAGCAAAGAGTTTGACGGTACTCGTATTTACAACATAATTAGCGAAGCCACAGCTGAACGCTGGCAAGATACTCCAGCAGGTGTTGAGTGGCAAGATGTAGATCCAACTCTTACCTGGGCTACTTACAATCCTTATTTAGGCGATATTGACGTGCCAGGAGCTTATGAATTAACAGCATACAATAGTGGCGAAACGAACGCATTTAACCTTGCTGGGATAGCTGCTAATAGTGCTAGGGGCATACTTTATGAAGGTCGTGACGGACGTCTAAATTATGATGACGTTAATTTTAGAATTAACGAAGTCGCAACTAATGGCTACACCACAATACCTACTAATGTAATTCTAGCTAGTAATTTATCTAGTATTGAGCGTATGTCTGATCTTGCTAATGATGTAACTGTAATTTACAAAAATGGTCAAACAGAAACAGCAACAAACGCTACTTCAATAAGTGAATATGGGCAACTTGCAGTTAATGTCAGTACCGTATTAGAAAATGATTATGACGCTGAAACCATAGTAGATTATTATTTAAGCACTAGAAGTATTCCTAGACGATCTCTAAGCAGCATTACTATTCCATTACAACTAGATAGTATGGAAAATGTTTTGCGTGATGATCTTATTGAAGTTTACAACGGTATGCCATTAGATCTCAATCCACCTGACAGTATTTACATTGGCGATTTTAGAGGGTTTGTCGAGGGCATAACTTGGACAATAAACCAATATGAAGTATTTTTAACGCTTTATTTGACAGAATACGCACTAAGCGTGGTAGCACAGAATTGGAGCCAGGTTTCAGCTTTAGAGGCTTGGAATACGGTTTCAGGTACACTAGACTGGGCAAACGCCCAAGTCGTAGCATAAGGAGCAATAATGGCAACAACACCTAATTACAGCTGGGTAATGCCTGATCCTACCGACTTGGTTACGGATCTACCAGCTGACTTTGAGATATTTGGCGACGCAGTAGACGCCCAAGTATTTGAGATAGAAACTCAAGTAGACTTAAACTCACAAACTGGTACTACTTACACTTTAGTAAGTGCTGATCGTGGCAAATTAGTATCTTTAGCAAACGCAAGCCCAATTACTTTAACAATACCTACTAACGCTGTTACTGCCTTTCCAACTGGAACACGCATAGACATAATTCAAACTGGTGCTGGCCAAGTAACCGTAGGCGGGTCAGGTGTAACAATTAACAGCAAAGCCAGTAACAAAAAATTAAGTGCGCAAGGTTCAGCAGCTTCTTTAATTAAGTTTGCAACTGATACCTGGTGGTTGGTAGGCGATTTAAGTGCTTAGATTTATTGGCTTTGTTGGTCAAATTGCCAAACCACCTTTAGTAGTTGATTACCTAGTAATTGCTGGTGGTGGTTCAGGCGGTGGTGGCGGCGGTGGCGGTGGTGGCGCTGGTGGCTTTAGATCAACGGTTACTGCAACAGGCGGTGGTGGCAGTTTAGAATCAGCTTTAACTCTAAGTGCTAGTACCAATTACAATGTTGCAATTGGTGGCGGTGGCGCAAGTGGCGGTGTTGGTACAGCAGGTACTAATGGCACAGCGTCAGAGTTTCATACTATTACCACAGTCGGCGGTGGCGGCGGTGGCAAAAACTCAGTTGGAGGCAAAAATGGTGGATCAGGTGGCGGCGGCGGAGATAGCTCGTCTAGCGCTGGAACTGGTACAGCAAATCAAGGTTTTAATGGTGGTGCTGGCTCAGGCGGAGTAACTTCAGGCGGTGGCGGTGGCGGTGCTGGCGAACTTGGCAATACTGATGGCCAAGGTTATGGTGGTGACGGTGTTGCAACTTCTATCTCAGGATCATCTGTAACTTATGGTGGTGGCGGCGGATCATATTCTGCCGCTGATACAGGTGGAACAGGCGGCGGTGGAAACAGAGATACCGCTGGAACTGTAAATACAGGTGGCGGTGGCGGCGCTCAATTTGTTACTGCACCTGGTAATGGTGGTTCAGGCATAGTAATTTTAAGATACCCTGATGTTTACACAATAACTATTGGTGCTGGTTTGACTGGCAGCGAAAGCTCTGCCAGCGGTGGATACAAGAGAGCCACAATAACTTCAGGTACTGGAAATGTGAGTTGGGTCTAATGGCACATTACGCATATTTAGATGAAAATAACATAGTTGTTGCAGTTATTACTGGCATTGACGAAACTGAGTTGATCGAAGGCTTAGACACAGAAACTTGGTATGGCAACTTCAAAGGACAAACGTGCAAACGTACCTCTTACAATGGCAAAATACGCAAAAATTATGCTGGCATAGGTTTTACTTACGACGCAGTACGTGACGCCTTTATTCCACCTGAGCCTGTCGGACACTTAGGCTTTGACGAGGAAAAGTTTCAATGGATTATGCCAGTTAAGGATTTAGATGAAACCAGTTAAAGGCTATAAAATTAGCACACCATACAAGCGCAAAGGCGAACTATGGAAACTGGGCTATCACACAGGCGTAGATTTTAAGGCGCCTGCTGGTACACCCGTAGTGGCAGCTCAGGCTGGTCGGGTATTGGAAGTTAGCCAGCGTGTTTCTTGGGGCGAGTCTTACGGCTCAGCCATAGTAGTTATGCACAAAGATATGTCTAGAGCGATCTATGCACACCTAAGCAAGACCTTGGTACAAAAGGACGCACAGATTAAAATGGGGCAACTAATTGGCAAGGTAGGCAATACTGGGAATAGCACAGGTAGCCACTTACACTTTGAAGTCAGAGCAGGTAATAACAAAGACGGGTCAGGGTACAAGTATGGAGATGACATTGACCCAACACCTTACCTGGCTGATGATGAAGTAACTCTCGGGCTAGAGCGGATAGGTAAGGTAACTAATGCAAAAGGCGGAAAGTCCACAAAAGCAAATAGACAAGCTGCTGGCACAGATAGCAAACCTAGCGTGTGATGTACCTGCCGTAGCCACTAGCTA